CTAAACGTATGGAGATGTCCCTTTGGATTAGAGGACTCTAACGGAGTACCTTACGAGCCAAACCAAGTAGAGATTACAGTTGTTAAGGCCAAGCCAAAGATTGTAGGTAAACTTGGTAAGGTAACCTTGTTCTACGATAAACTAACAAATAGATATTATGAGTACGATAAAAGCGGAAACAAACAATTCGCCTATCCACAGCCTAATTCGTGATAGAAGAAAGGCATTCGCTGAACTGATCAGAGCCTTCTTAAAGTTCAATGTGCCATCGGCTAAAAAGATAGAGGTTCACCCTAATGGTAGCCTCTCAATAAACGACCACATATATAAGGTAGACATCTCTGACTTTACTGGCATTGATGATAGCCTTGGATACATCTTCTTTAACCCTTCTAACGGTAGGCTTTACATACAGAAGGATAATGTTAATAAGATTTATAAGTTAGAGGTTGATTTATTAGACAATAAAGACTAACTTAGTACTATGGATACAAGAGATTTAATCATTGAAGTATCTGCGGAAGTTACTAACTTGCTCTTAGAGAAGAATGCTGCCTACGGGGACTCAGCCCTTAACCCCGTAGGTATCTTCTCAAGGGGAAACGCAGTGGACAGTCTATGTGCAAGGATAGATGACAAGCTTATGCGTATTAAAAGTAAGGGGATTACTGATGCTACCGAAGACACCGTCCAAGATTTAATAGGCTACCTAATCCTATTGAAGATTGCCCTACGCCAAGAATAATGAGTTGGAAGAAGAATGAAGATCAACTCTTTGAACACCTGAAACAAAACTATATTCCAGACCTTGAATGGTCGGAAGGTCAATACAATCACTACGATTGTTACTCGCTTACATTCTCTATAGATGTAGAACTAAAGTGCAGAAATAAGCACTATGATGATTTAATCATCGAAAAATACAAGTACGATAAGCTCATCGCAAGAGCGAACAAGTTCGGTACTATTCCTGTATACATCTCTAAAACACCTGAAGGCATATTTGCCTTTAATCTATTGTCATTAAACGAACCTAAGTGGGAGGTTAGAGGTATGCCTAAGACTTCACACTTTAACGATAGACAATTTGTCGATAAGGAAGTTGGATATTTTAACGTAGCATATGCAAAAAGATACAGTTGAGATAGAATTCTTCTTACCGAAACCTCCAAGCCTAAATCAATACTTTAACAGTAAGCATTGGGCTATAAAAGCAAAGCATAAGAATGAATATAACAACCATATTAAAGAACGTATGGACCAGTATGATAAGTTTTTTGCTGGTACCTATCGCATTGACATTGTTCACAATACTCGCTATGATTGCGACAATACCATTGTTGCTGTTAAGTTTATCTCGGATTACCTTAAGGACAACGGATATGTCCAAGACGATACAAGGAAGTATTTTAAGGGTCTTAGTATCCGTGTTGCAGACGATGGAGAAGATATTGAGAAGAACACGATTTTTGTTAAAATAAAACTTTATGATTATGAGCAATCGTAACTACCAAACTTGTAAATTAATTAAGAATCGCATTGACTTATACCTCTTTGAGATGGCTAAGTTATTTACGAACCTTGGTACGGATTCGACTATTGAAGAAATTCAAGCTGCTTACACAAGAGAGAATGAAATGATAGATAAGATAGCAGAACTCGATCCCGACAAGGCATTATCTATTAGACCGTATGGACATTGATCAGCCCTATAACGAAATCACTTCTACAGAAGCAGACTTCATAATTCTATTGTATGAGAAAATACGAGAGCTTGTCTTTAAAGAAGAGAAGATTACGTTGGTACGCCTGGGTTATGAACTCAACATCAGCTCCGCTGAACTTTCAGATTACTTATTTGACATCGTCAAAATAGTAGACCATATTGAAGAAGAGATACGACAAAGATAATATAGAGAACGAGGCATTAATTTCTGTAGAACAAGGCAAGATAACTAATGCACTTGGTAGGTTTATATTGTCCAGAGCACAGGAAATCGTAAACTATTCTTTCTACACAAATGGTAACGAGGAGCTACGCCAGGCATTGGTCGATGATGCTGTGATGCGTGTGTGCGAGAAATTTCTATACTACTACAAAGAAGATAAGAGTGCTGCCAATCTAATCATTACGATGATTTATTCCACAATGTACAATAAGATGGTTGGACTGAAGTGGAAGGATGTATATGGGCAAAGAATCAAGGGTAACCTATACACCGTAAGGGATGGTGAGAAGGTAAAGCTCTTGATTAAATATATTAAAGACGATTTCTTAAGTAAAAAACTATGATTGATATTTATAACGATTGGATATTGGTATCCTCAGTAGGATTAATGTTTTCTTTTCTGTTTATATTTGAACCTTACGGTTGGCTAATGGAGAGGATATTAAATTTCAAGCCATTTAACTGCGTTCTGTGCCTTTCTTTTTGGTGTAGCCTTATCTTGTATAGTGCGATAGGAGTTAATCCATTATACGCCATTTATACGGCTTTTATTGCAGAGTTATCCTATAGAAAGTTGGTCAATGAGTAACAAGAAAAATGTAAATTCTAATAGCGATTGGCTCTTCCTATATTGGGACGAGCCTATTTTTTCTAATACTAATACTAACGACAATGCCGATACCAACCCCAGCCAAGAACGAGAAACGCCCTGAGTTTATTGAAAGATGTATGAGTGATAGCACTATGATCAGTGAGTATCCCGACACATCACAAAGGCTCGGAGTGTGTTATACCTCTTGGACGGCTGAAGCTAAAAAAACAAAATGATGGAAGGACTGATCTCAGATTTCCACTTCTACTTTGAGTACCGAGAGTTCGATTCACCCGATGCTCCCGGCTCCTACGAGAAGATGGATATCAACTTTTTAAACAAGCTTACTGAGGCTCGTAAGATTGCAGCCATAGGCTTTAAAATCACAAGTGGCTATAGAACACCGTCTCATAACGAGAAAGTTGGTGGTGTGCCCTCAAGCAGTCATACCCTCGGCCACGCAGTAGATATTTATGCACCAACCTCAAGACAGAAATATATTATTATTAACTCACTTCTTCAAGTAGGGTTTAATCGCATTGGTGTAGCGAAGAACTTCATCCACGTTGATGATGACCCAAGCAAGAATGAAGATGTAATTTGGACCTACTAATGAACGACACAGATTTTGGATTTGGCGATGACTTCGCTGACTTCGTAGATGAACTAACAAATGACGAGAAAAACAATAACGCTCAATGCTCAATCGATAATCCAGAGTGTGAGAGCTGTAGTGGATAATAACTATGAACCCATTAAAGAAACTTCTGACAAGCAATGCCAAGGAAACTGTGGAAGCAGTTGCCAATGTAGTAGATAGATTTGTATCAACTCCCGAGGAAAAAGAGGCAGTTCGTCAGAGCATAGAAGCAGAGATTACCAAGCGTTGGCAAGCGGATTCCCTTACCGATTCTTGGTTATCTAAAAATGTACGTCCCCTAACCCTTGCAGTCGTAATGATATTCCTGGTACTTATGACCTTCTTTGAAGGATTTGGTATTAGTAGTATTAATGAAAGATGGATAGGATTATGGGAACTGGTAAGCGTAACAGTGATAGGCGGGTACTTCGCAGTGAGAACCGTGGACAAGAGAACCAAAGTAAAATAAGGTGGTGCGAATCTGCACCAGTAGAATGTACTTGTTCAAGTACTTGTAAGAATAAGGGGGGCAAATAGCCTCCCTTTTTTTATTCAGATATCATCTTAGCAATCTTGCTACTCATATTCTCAAAGTCCCTAACGAACTGAGGGTTGTTTACGATATCATCGTTGCTTCCAACAAAGTCCATACCGACTATACCTACAACCTTGCCCTTATGAATCAATGGTCTACATATGATGGACCTAATTCCTTGTTGTTGCAAAGTAATTCTTGAGGTATAATCAGCCATATCTTCAATGTCGTAGTAAGTCATACGACCCGATAGCACCTCATTAATCCACCAACTGAATAGAGATACTTGAAGGTTCTGTAGGTTCTCTGCCTCACGGCTGATGCCCTCTGCTACCATCTCATAGGTGCAGCTGAACCTCTGGGCGTGTTGACCCGTATAGAAAGTGATTCCATTGTGAAACTGAAATACATATACTCTTGATGCTCCCGACTGAACCATTACCTCACCCAATTGCTTATTAACAGTTGTAGAGGCTTTTACTTGTGTGGGTATAGGGTCTTTCTCAAGTTGTTTTGAGATAACATCTTTAAAGGCATATGACAATCCCATTAAGAATATCATTAGAATAACCCACCAACGCTTCTCCTGGCGTATGAAAGTAAGAATGCTATTAATCATTACAAGTTATAACTTACTCCTCCGTCTTCGCAGGTTTGGTCCGTAATGCCATCCTTAGGGTAGAACACGCTACCTTGGTAGGTATCTTCCTCATCAAAGAGGTCATTGTCGCAACCATCGGCAGTAGCGATGTCCTTAATTGCTGTATTTTCAAGAATAAATTTTGTGATTCTCTTATTGATGTAGCTAAGCTTACTCTCAATAGTAGAAGAGATAGTATCGAGGATGTATTGGTCTTGCTTACCCTCCTCGTTCTTAGTACGGGCCGTCTCAGTTCTTAGGATCGAGATAGCAGCCTTAGCAGAATACATTGCAAGGGTATACTTTACCAACTTAAACAACTCCTGCTCAGTGGAATCTAAAGTCTGTGCTAATACCTTAGCCTCAAGGTCCTCATATAAACAACTACCAAGCAAGTCTTGAATAGAAGTGAACTGCTCAAGCTGAATAATAGCGAGCAGTGATCCTCTGTCCATTCTCTTTGGTAAAGGGAAGTTTTGGTAGAGGTAGTTATCGTCAATAAAGATTACATCAACCATTGTTTATATCTTCTGTGTTAGCACCCTTGATGCTTTCCAAATTAATATCTTCCTCTACTACACCAAGGTTCATCTGGTCGTAGCCTACCGTTCCCAAGATGCGATTAACTGCATCAAGAAGGACCTCACGGTTCGGTAGTGTTTCCGTAGCACGGAAGATTTGATATGCTGTAACGAGTTCGTTACCTGTGCCTCCAAGCTTACCTGATACCATAACCCCAAATAGAGTAGGAGAAGTGACATTGTGAGCAGTAAGAATTTTAGCATCGTTAAGTCTTGATAGTACATCTACTGTCTTATCTAAGTTTGCAATGTCTAATGGTGTAAACTTCGGAGCATCTTCCTCCTTCTTAACCCAAGAGACAATAAAGTTATCTGCTTCAGCACCAGTGAAAGACTCCTTGAACTTGCTGTACTCCTCACGCTTCTGTTCAGCAGACATATTTCTACCAATGAAGGTAGCCAATACCTTTGGGCTAAAGCCGTTCTCTGCACTATTCTTAATGTGCTTACCGAAGGAGAAGTCCGATGAGATGTAGTGGAAAGCGGAAATGTAGTTAGGAACACCGTAGTATGGGTTACCACTGTATGGGTTAGCTACATAAAGCAATGCCTCTGTACCCGTCTTATCA